TGTTGTCATACTTGTCATACTTGGCACGAACAGGATCCAATGCCTTGCCTTCACGTCCGGCCTTGGCCAGGGCTTCCATGCCTTGCTTGCCGTACTTTTCGTAACCCTTGGCAGCTCTACTCATGTCACGTTCGTTAAGTTGTCCGTGTGTGGTCTCTGGTTTCTCACGAATGGAATCCAGCTTTTTGTTTAAGTCGTAAAAAAATGTCATTTCAATTATCCTCTTGGGTTGGCGCCGGTTGCGGGCTTGGGTTGACGCTTGATATTGGTCATAGGGCTTTTGTTGCCCTGGGGAAGTTCATTAGTGGTCTTGGCAGGTGGTGTCTTGCCACCAGCCACTGTGAAATCACTGCGGTAAGCATTTTTCAACACAGCATGATCATACGGGCCAGTTGAATAGTCTTTCTTGAGTGCTCGTTGCTCAGCGTCCGGTGCTGGGTAGTCTGTGTCTGCTAACAAGTTTTTGTTTTCTGTTTCAACCTTGTCTGCTTCGTCAACAAGTCCGTCTACATATGGCTGTGTTTGCATCACAATAAGATTGGGATTGCCGCCAAGCATTTGAAACAACTGTTTGATCTGTGGTTCAATTGCAGGATACTTAAAACTCACATCAAACATTGTCACAGCATCATTCTGATTGTTCGGAAAGTCTGTAAGAATCTTTTGAATAGGAGTGGTCTTGACGTCGCCCAGTTTGGCTGGATCAAATTGGTCCAGTTTTGATTTGAGTTGACGCACAAGATCGTCCGGAATGCGGCCGCACATTTTGATACGATAATCGTATGAACGTTCACTTTCTGCTAGATATTTGGCAAATGGTTTCATGTCAGGTTCCTGTGATATATTTATTCTTTTTGAGCATTTTGATTCTTGCCCAGAATTCTTTCCAGCAATTCATTGCGACTAAGCACATGGCCTTGGCCTTGTTGTGCAGTGGCTTCGGGGTCTTTGTCTAGTTGCTGTTGATCTAGCTTGGCTTTCTTTAGCTGTAGATCAATCATTTTGAGTTTTTTGTCCAGCTTGGCTGTTTTGGCTGTGATAGCATGGCCCAGCATGTTGCTGGCTACTGAAAATATTTCTGCTGCAAATCTTGAGTCAACTTGCATGCCGAGATCTGACAGATCTTTATATCCAGAAACTGCAAGATTGGCCAATTCATCTAATTCTGAATCTGCTAGTTCTAATCCCTTAACTTGCGGTAATGCTGCCTCAACTTTATCTATTGTATTATCTAATTCCACTAGCATGTTGCGATTTTCTGCTATTGACGGAACAGCAGCATCCACTTCTTCAGTGGTGGGTGGTAAATCAAAAAGTTCTTCAAGTTTACGAGTCATGCCATATTTAGTGGCTATGCTTTACCGTTCTTAAACATATCGTCTTCTGTGATCACTCTAAAAGTTAGGCCTTGATTTCTGCACCATTTAGTAGCAGCGTCCCATTTGGCATAGTTCACAGCTACCACAGCACGGTCTCTGGGTTTTTGACCTTCTGTGATGGCACTTTGACCTTTGGGTTTGATTTCAATCAGCTCAGCTCGCAAGGTATTGTCACGAGTTTTGTAAGTGATCAAAAAATCTGGCACATACGTGGTCATTTTGCCAGTTAGTGGGTGCAAGTAAGGTATGCGGATACTTTCTGACGCCCATTGCATGATGTTGTCATTGGTATCGCAAAAACGCATGAATGAATGTTCCCATCCTGATCTATACCTAGGGGTTCCTTGCCCCACATATTTTTTAGGATTAATAACTTGATATTGACCCTGTGCCCACTTGCTCATTGTAGCACTGTTCTGGCAGCATAATAGTTTGGCACTGGTTGTACATTTACACCCAGTAGTGTGGCTCTGCTACGAATATTGTTTAGATAGTAGGCCATGTTGAGATTTATGGTCATCAAGTTACTGCCTTGGAAACTGTCTAGCAGTGTTAGTGCAGGAATGTTTGTTTGCTCGGCTACCTGAAACAAGCTCACTGTAAAGTTGCCAGCCACTATAGCATCACCCATTTGTTGTTTGAAAAAACTCAACACAATGTCATACTCAGCTGCAGGAACATTAGCCTCATAATTGTAGAAATTATCAAAAATTCGTACAGTTTGATCAATATTGGTATTGGTGTAATTTACTGAACCTGTAGACATTATACTCCGCCTCCGCCTGCTAAAATCTCAGCAGCACCTGGAGTATTATACGCACGAACAATTGCTCGTTGAGTTGATTGCACAGGAAACGCCCAGCCGTCAGCTTTGTTGATTACTGCTTTAACTGCATCAGGGCCATTTTGAGTGAGCACTTGTTTGCCCAGTGACACAGCTTCGCTTTGAACAATAGATCTCAAATTCTTACCTTTAAATGTGTTGTAAGCTGCGCCAGCTTTTTGTGCAGCACCAATAAGTCCTGCAACTGATCCAGCTTCCAAATCTGCTATAATACCTTCACCGGTAGACAGCAGGCCGCCTTGCCCGAATATGCTGGCAGTAGAACCTGGACGTGCCAATGGGCTTGGTGTTTCGTCATAGTGTGCAGTGTCTGGCCAGCGAATATTAGTGTCTGGTTTGCCAAGACCGCCATTGAGATATTTCACCGTTTCATAACGTATGGTCATGCTGTGTTGCATGGTGCCATTGCTTTGTGAGTAATCGTATGTGTCGTGATTCCATGCAGTGATCAGTGGATTGATCAAAATGTATCTCGCGTACTTGTGTTGGTCAAATCCAATAATTTGTATGTCTTTGAAAAATGGCGGTTTACCACTTGCTGTTTGTGTGCCATCCATAAAGTTTTCGCCAATATATCCCCAGTCGTTAACACTGCCCACACGATTCTGTGAATAAATGTCTCGGCTGTTGTAACTGAATCCATTTTGTTTGGTAGCATTTAGACCAACTGTACCATAAGAAGTAGGTGCGTTGCTGATATATTGCTGTGCTGGATCTTTGTAGTAGTATGAATAATACTGGTACCACATCTCGCGAATGTTGTCACCACCATCGTCGTGGAACGTGATATTTACAGGTTCGTAGTTGATTTTAGTTTGAACAAGGCGTTTACGATTGTATTGATTTAATGTAGCAACGTCAATGTTGTATTTGGGCAAGTCAACAGTTTTTACTGCCAAGCTCAATGTTGAAATTTGTGTTGGACCAAATATTTTAGAATTTTTCAGTGCTTGTATTTCTTCAACATTCAATGAGAACTGAACATGGAATAAAAATTTAAATCTGGGTTTTAGTTCATAGGCATTGGTGCGAAAAGTTTTGCTTGCGTGAGTATAATCACGCAGGCTGTTTGTCGCGGTAAAACCTTGAAGAAAGTCCTGGCCGAAGCTAGACATTAATTAGACCTTAGGGTGCTGTGCCAATACCTGTAACAACATCGTTCACAGTACGGCCAATAACAGCACCTACGCCACCACCACCTTGATTGCCTTGGTTGGCGTTGTCATAAGAAATGTTCATAGTGATTGACACAGCTTCGTTAGTACCATACGCCATTGGGCCGTAGTCAGCACTTACTATATAGCAACCATACAGTTCCCATGACTCCAATACCACCGGTTCGTTAGCACCGTTGCCACCGTCAAGCATTTCTAACTTGGTCAAGAACTTGTAGTCAATACCAGATGCAGCTGAACTCATTTCCAAGAAGTCCATTTGTTTCTGAATCTGTTCGCCAATCAACTTACTCACATTGCCTGATGCATCATCGCGAATCTCAACAGCAACGTCTGCCCAACTGTGACGACCGGCCAACTTCAATGTTGAATTATAAATTGGTAATGTGATTGCTTCAAACGTCAAATTAGGTCTAGCAAAACTTACCACCTGCTTGGTTAACTCTGTTGTTGGCGTTGAAACTCCCAAATTCTCAAACATCACTCTAAAGCGATATCTAAGTTTTGGCATTAACAGACCTTGGGTGCTTGCTGATTGATCGCTTGCAAGCGGTACTGTCATTTTGTTTAATGATGAACTTGGCATTGTGTATATCTCCTAGTTTTATTTATCTTAGACTTGAGGTCAAAAAATAGGGTCCTTGGACCCTATTTTTACAGGCCTGCGGCTATGTCTCCAGTGTTCTTGATACGCAGAGGAATGTAGATAAACTCCACAGCTTTAACTGGCTCAATTGCAATATCAACCCACAATTCGTTGCGGTCGATACGAGCTGGTGTGTTATTGCTCAAGTCGCAAACAACCAAGTAGTCATAGATAGCACGTTTGGCAATCAAATCAACCATCAAGCTGTTGCA